AGACCGCCGACAGTAATATAGGCTGCTGCTATCTGGTCTATCACTTGGTCAATCCTTCATTGGTACGGAGTCGCAGAATAAAGTCGATAATAGCAAGCACTATTACCTGCATCTCTCCGTCAAACCAGTCCTTTGTTGCAACACCAGCTATTACCGAACCGATAACCGCCAATGCCTGTACCCACAGAATCCTTGAGTGATACCATTTCTTTGTCATCCTCTTCACCCCTTTGTATATATTATTCCCACTAGCAAGTAAGTTATATCACCATCACGCACTCGGTATGGGTCTGCGTGAGCGTTATTGTCGCCCTTGAGCATGAAGTATCTGCCCCCACTATCAGCACTCACCTTAACTATGCGGTGTATTATTTTGCTAGCTCCAATTTGATAGACAACTATATCACCGCACTGGAGGTCATCTGGTTTGAAATCCCCTGTGAGTATAGCTGTGTGACCAGCATCAATCACGGGGTCAAGGCTATTGGTATCAGCTACAGTGGTAATCCAGGGCTTAGATATGCCCTTGATAATCAATAAATTAGTATCATCATTGTAGATGACATTGGAGCGTGGTATATAGCCATGTGGTGAAGGTAGCTCTCTTGTTGCCTTAAATAGACTCTGTAAAAGTTGGAGGCACATTATAGCTTCCTCGCCAGTATTGCTTGCAGGGATATACTCTCAGTATCAGGGATAAACCTCAGCTCGGCCTGGTCTACATTGTATTCAGTCTCAACTATGTAGAATGTCCTCAGTGCATCCCTCTCAACACTGCCAGCATCCACCGAGGCAGGTACCAGGTCTCTTATCCTCATAACCTCACCGGCACGAACCCAGCTAGATGAATACTCTTTTCCCTTGCTGTTATAGACCTTATCGCCGAGCACCATGTTTGTCTGTTTAGGCCAGATAGCCTTATGGTCTTCTACCCAGGCATCCCGGTAAGCCTGTGCTGAAGCGGCAGCTACTTCACCGAGATTAGTTATTACCTTCTGCCGTTTCAAGCGGTATTTGGTCTGGCTATCGCTATCATCGCCATATGCCGTCCGTGTCAGAGTTCCCCCAACCTCATAGATGGCATAGCAGGAGTTGTAAAGCTCGCTAGCCTTGTGGGTTAGAGTAAAATGTTTGAATTCGCTCAACGTTACCAGCCAGTCAACAGAGGATATAGTCCGCTTCGAGAGATATGGTATCCTGTCCTCCCAGATGGCAAAGTACCAGGTGCCATGAGTGCTGTCGGAGAACGGCAGTATCTTCTCAATAATATCCTTTGGGTAAATGTCCACATAGCCGCTTTTAGCAGAACTATCAATAGGTACATCAAGGGCATCTATATTGGACTGGTTTGAATCTATCTGGGCACAGTTTGCTGTGAGCATAGCCTTAATAATGGCATCGGCAGTAGTGTTGTATGCAGTATAGTAGGGCACATCGCTCAGGTTCGCATAGTAGCCATAAGCCACTACCTCCACAGCACCCATTGAAAGTGATATGTCCTCGATTCTACCCTCCCACAATGTCTTATTCTTATCAGTGACCTTGAGCCGGTAGAGGATTCGCTTATTTATCCACTCCCATGCTTCAGGTAGGTCGGCTTTAAGTCGGAATGAGCATTTATTGAATCCGCCATGTAGCTTGGTAGAAAACTTCATTCCCTCGACCTTGTTGGTCAAGTCATCCTCTAAAATGTCAGAGGTACAGGGGCAAATTACCTTAGCATAGACTTGAGTGCAGCGGGCTATACCTATTATAGGGTCGGCTTTCAAACTAATGCCTATCTGCAAACTATCTATCTCATCCCAAGTCCAAGGTAATGCAGTAGCAGGATTAGTGTTCCATACATTGTCAAAAAGGGTATAAGAGGTGGTTAGATCTTTTGTAACACTCTCATCTATAGTAGCCCCACTCTTGATTGCAATTTTTAGAGCCTCAGCCTTATTTGTAAGGGTGTGCTTACAGATGGCACAGACTTTAACAGAGTTTATCGTGCCACTACCAACACTATGATCAACAATATTGTATAAATCCCGATACCAGTCGGAAAGTAGATTGTCCACCCAAGTCTCATCGTTGTCTGATACCTCCTCATCTACTTTATCCCAGTGCTCCCCCTCCCCAGATTGACGAGGTATATTTGTCTCATCTCCGGCAGCATTCGGTCTTAATATTAATTTTGTAGTAGTGAATATTCCCCCACCACCAATGTTTGGATATAGCTTAGTTTCAATATTCGTTCTCATTTATATCACCATGAATTGAGGCTGGTAAGTTATGTCCGTAGTGAATGTCACGCCCTTCACGTCATCCCTCAGCATATAGATTCTGGTGTTCTCTCTGCCCAGGTCAAAGGGCTTACCCACATAGTCGGGATAGTCCTCAATCTTGCTGGCAGCAGATAAGATAAAAACTCCAGGCGGGTCGTGGATGCTGTCTATTGCTATCAGGTCGGCAGCAGCCACATCATCTATAATCACCACACCCTCATCTATCGGCAGCAGGAAGATGTAGTCCATATCCCAGTGATACTCGGCTGCGATTAGTTGAAAATCAATCTCATTAATGTGCATGTTAGCTTGAAGACCACAGTTATTCTTCATCTTGACTTTGTATTTAGTGATGTTATGATAGGAATCAGTCCATAACATCGTGTGATAAGCTCCTGCTGCCACGACTTCTTCACCCAAAACATGATAAGCACCGCCATAGAAACCTTCAACATGAACAGTCGACTCCGCACCTGCTTCACTCTTGCTGACCCAAATCCTTATACCTGCTGAGTCCATAGCTGCATGAGTAAATTCTAATTCGCCAGACCACGCTCCATTAGCGACATTATTCTCATTAGCGAAATTACCAGTGTTATCATCATAAGCTTGACCCTCATTTTGCCATGCCCCGAGGTCATTATTCCCTGTTGGATTTACCCAACTTGCAGGGTCAGTTAATGCCTCTGTAGCCACCTGATAGATTCTAAGGCCAAGGTCATTATCACTGGCAATATCCGACTCTGCTATCGGTGGGATATTCAGCACTCCGAGGTCAAGAATTTCCCACGTATCATCGGCAGCATTTTCTACATAATCGTCATCAGCCTGAACAGGCGTATAGCTCCTGTCGCCATAAGACCAGCCCATAGCCCAGCCCATCTTGGCAAATTCCGCAGCTATGCTTGTCTCTGTAGTTCGGCAGTAGATGAGGACTCGGAATTGTCCTTTTGGCAAAGTGCTGATTGTGTAGTTAAATCTTCCTATCTCTGCTGCTGCTGCTATTTCTGCTCCAAGTTCTAGCTTGAGTCTCTTGTACTTTTCTCCTGAAAGAGCGGCATCGTTCTCATCGCTGAAAGTTAATTTGTGGGTAGCGTCTATAATATCTGTCGTGCTGTTCTCATCCTCACCCTGTGTCCAGAGGTCATCAGTCTGCCTTGTCCCTGACCGCTTGGCTACCCACAGTTTCTTTGCACCGGTAGCATTAGCCAGGTCTATCTTGATATACATCTTAGCTGGCACATCGCCGAAGCCCGCAGCAGTTGTAATGTCCATGTAGTTGTGATTGGTTGAATAGTCCTCATTCTCCAGCACGGCTTGAGCTACAGTCTGATTGGTGTATCTCCCGAATGGCTGACAGGTCAAGGTCAAAGTGGCATTGAGGATATAGTATTGCTGGCTGAGTGCTGAGGACAGATAGTCGGCGGGCATAGCCAGCTCTCCATCCATGACATCGAAGTAGACCGACTGCCCTGCTACTTCTCCCCACTGGTACTCAAGATATACCTGTGCCCCGTGTCCCAGGAGGGTTCTCTCTCTGGCATCATTGAGCAAGCGGTTAATTGACCTGATATTGGTCTGGAGGTCTGCTAAAGAGCTGCCCCAAATCTTCGTAGTTATGGTGATAGTTCGATAATCATAGCTGGCTTGAGCTAATCTGGCACCGTGATAAAACGGGCTGGTGTGATAGCTTGATATTTTTACAGGAGGTGGCATATTTAGTCCGCCTTCCCTTACCACGCTATCGCCACCATCATACAGGTCTATTGTGGTTGTGCCGTCACTCAAGCTAATTGTATAAGCCATTGACAAACGCTCCGATAGTTGTTATATTTACAGGAAATAATGTAAGGAGGGAGGTGTGAGATGGCAGTAATCATAGGTCTGCTAATTCTGTTTATTATTGGTATAGCTTTGGCTATACCCCTTGCTGGTTTAGTGGTATTCAGCCAATCTCAAGCCAAAAAGGAGGCCAAAAAAATGCTGGATGCTGGTCAAATAATGAATGAGCGAAAGTACAAACAGACATCCAATATACTATCAAAGACTACCAATGACTTAGAGGCTGCCGATTTGTGGAAAAGGCTTCAGGAATTGAAGGCGAAGACGAGTTGAATATCCACTACATCCTTGCCCTTTCATAGTATTTCTGCCCCGCTTTTTCAAGCACTATCTCTGAAAGTAGCTCCCCATCAAGTTCATTTCTGATTATAATTGTCTGTGGTGATTCATTTGTAGGAATAACAGTTTCGCCACGATGCAGATAGGCGAGTCCGGTATAAGGCATTATGCCACCGTACTGAAAACCAGGTATCCCTATACCTGGAGGTGGGCCTTCCATACCATGCCAAGCAGGGGTAGTTTCCTTTATTGGAGTCACTCCAGCATTTTTAAGTGGAGCAATATTTACACCTGGTATCTTATTTATTAATCCTATCAAAGAATTGAGGCGGTCTATTACCCAGTTGACTGCATTAAAAAAGGCATCCTTGATAGCATCTGCCATTGACGTGAAGAAGCCCCCTATTTTATCAGCCACACTCTTAAACCATTCTACAATATTCCCCCAAATAGCCTTAGCCTTAGCTGATATAGTATCCCAATTCTTCCATACGAGGACACCAACTGCAATAAGAGCAGCTATGGCAGCAATAATCAAACCGATTGGTCCCATCAAGGCAGTAAAGGCTACTCCCAAAATAGGCAACGCCGCTGTAATCCCAGGGAGCATGATTAGTAGCGGACCAAGTAATAGCATTAAACCACCAATAGCCCCCACGACTTTTATTATCATGCCAGTAAGTTTTGGATGTTCTGCAGCCCAATTTTTAATGCTTTCGATTATAGGTTTCACATTATTGAGGAGGTCTTTCAGTATAGGTAAGAGTACATTACCTATTGATATTTTAATATCATCAAATGATGATTTCAGTGTTGCCATCTGACGAGAAACACTTTTCTCCATCTCTTCAAAAGCTCCAGTAGCCGCCCCTGTAGCATTCGCCATCGCTTCAAGGTCAGTAGTAAACATAGCAGCATTATCCCCAGTGAGGGCTAGAACGGCTGCCCCCGCTTCCACAGAGCCAAACATCTTCATCAACATTTCATTGCTTCCGCTCGTAGAATCCCTTAGATCTATCAAGGTATCAGCAAGCCCTAACTCTTCCAACATGGTTTGACCTGATTCATAGCCTAAATGATTTATAACTTTAGCCATATCAGCCGTAGGCTTCTGCAATGCTACCATCGCCTGTCTGAGTTGAGTCGTGGCTACTTTAGTGGGTACACCTTGTTTGGTCATGGTTGCCAAAGCCGCTGAGACTTCTTCAAACGATACGCCTGAAGCTGCTGCAATCGGAGCCACTTGGAATAATGATGCTGATAATTCCTCAAATGTAGTCTTACCACCTTTAACGGTAGTAAACATCAAATCTGCCACCTTCTGGGCATTTGATACTGGCAGCTTAAAAGCATTGAGAACAGTGGTAAGGCCATCAACTGCGATGGTTGTTTCAGTTACACCACCGATAGCTGCCTGCGTTGCTATCTTTAGAAATTCAATAGCATTCTCTTTCGGGATACCTGCTGATATAGCTTGGTATAAAGCCTTTGCCGAATCTACTGCACTAACACCCAAATTAGAAGCAAGGGTCTGCACCTCTTTTGAGAAGTCGGCAAAGTCATCCTGAGATAGTCCCATCATGGTATTGACTTCCCTCATGGCAGTTTCAAGACCTGCTGCTGATTGCATGGCTAGAGCCATACCACCAACTACAGCACCACCGAACGCCATCATGCCAATACCCGCTTTGCGTAGTTGTGCCGACATGCCTTGTATGCGGCCATTTATGCCCTTGAGGGTAGTACTCGCCTGGTCTTTTGCAGTTATAACAACTTGAACATTAGCCTTTGCCGCCATTATTCAGCTCCCTTTTGTTTGTTCATCTCGGTGGCTATTTTGCTGTTAAAAAGTGAACCAACCTTTTCTTCCGTCAAATGGGGATATTTGTCTCTAAGCATAAGTAAAAGCAAATATCTGATTGGTTTTACTCTGTTACTTTTTGCAAGGTCATCCCAAGACATATCAAATTTGTCCTCCATTTCGGCCATGATGTTAATATCAAGCGGTGCCAGTTCATATTCCTTTCCGTCAGCCAGGGTTATCTTGTCTATCTCCGGCGTCTGTGCCAGGTTCTTGGTTCTCCTCTTTGTTTGTGTCATGCGTCACCTCCTGTGTTCTTTCTGGTGGCGGACCGATAATGTCTGTCACCGAATACTTATGTCTATCACTACTGGCTAAAGTAGCGACAATCATAGCTGCGTTCTTCATCTGCTCATACCTATCTAGTGCCTTTTGATAAGCGATTTCCTGTACTAAGGCATAGAAGTCATCAATAGGCAGAGAGCGGATATACTCCAGTGACCAGCCTGTCTCTCGGATTAGCAGCACAATCAGTTCGTTTATTTCCGTGCTACCCATTAAGCCGATGCCTGCTCCAGCTTGTCAATACCCTGGAAGTCGTAGGAATATGTCACTACGCCATCTACCGGGGTACTGGCATGAATAGCCGTGATAATGGCTGAACCCCTCCATTGCTGGGTAGCCGTTGAGGACTCCTGAAGCTCCAGACCATAGATAGAGCCGATGGTCAACGGAGCAGCGTCCTTAAACCCCTCAAAGCTCCCGGCCCAGTTGTCTATTGTGGGGATGAATACCTTATGTCCACTGCTATCAAAGCCTGTAACCTCAACAACCTCCATGGTCAAATCCAGTGACCATGCTCGAATACCCGCAACAGATTTGGCCGCCCGTATCTCGTCTATCCATAGGTTAAAAGCACCCGGGTCATGTGCTGTCAGCTTCACGCCAACTGAGACAATAGCTGTGGCACCAGTGAATGTACCCGTAGCCTTGCAGAATTTCCATGTATCGGCTGTCAGCACTGGTACATCCAACGTAACTACCGGGCTGGCACAATTAGGGGAATCATCCAATAGTAGCTGTAAATCACCAGCAGTTGTGATATTTACCGATGACTTCATCCAGAATAATAGTTCCGTATAGGATGACAAATTCAGAGAAGCGATAAGCTCAGTAGCTATGATATCGCCGTTGGCCAATGCAGTAGCACAGACAAACTTGGCACTGCCTGAACCGATTTTATAGTCTGATGTGTCTAAACTCTCGGTAACGTCCCCATCAACCAGTTCATCCCACGCATCCTCGCAATCCTCTACTAGCTGTGAGCCGACAAGGACATTACCCCCGTAGCCCGATAAACGTCCCACATTGCACCTCCTTTATGCCGATGCCGGCACTAATGCTGCTGTACCCTGGAAATCGTAACTATAAGTCACGACACCATCAACCGGCGTATTAACGTGAATAGCCGTAATGATTGCCTGCCCTGTCCACTCCTGATTAGCAGTAGAGCTTTCCTCAAGCTCCAGGGCAACCTCACTGCCGATTGTTATTGGGGGACCGTCCTTTAATGTATCAAACGACCCCGACCACCCATCAAGAGTGGGTATGTAAACCTTGTGCCCACTGCTGTCCATACCCGTTGTCTCGGCTGTATCCTTCACAAAGTCCAGCGTCCACCCTCGAACAGCAGCTTCGCTAGTCGGACCCGCCCCGTACTTTACTGCCCCCCCGTAGCCCGCAAGTCTCGCCATGATGCACCTCCTTTATGCATAGATTGCTATCTCGAATTCCGTACTCAAATATGCTATGCCTCCCCACATGGTAGCCCCCACACCCAGGTTCCTTATTACCCTGGATGTATCACAGGAGCTATCCAGTGTTGGGTCGGCCTTGACCTTTGTTATTACCGACTTTGCTCCTGTCGGTTCGATGTAATCCAGTATCTCGTTAAATGCTGATGGCGTATCCTGTTTACCCAGCAGGATGAGCACACGCAAAGTCCAGTCATAGTCTCCCCCCATAGCCGCCTCGTAGTTAGTCTCTCCAGGTAATATCAAGGCTGCGGGGAATTCAGGTATTGAATCGGGCAGCTCATTTGGGGCAAATACCCGTAATCCCGATATACCCTCCAGTATAGTCTTTAGACCGGTGCCGATTGTTTCAATGCCCATCAGTCAAACTCCACCTCAATATCCTTAGCTATCGCCTTCTCCTCATCAGTAAGAGCATCCTCTAATTTCTCCACACCGTAAGAGAACATACCCTGTCCCAGCACTTTTGTTGAACCCTCCATGTGGCGGGCTGCCATCTTCTGAGTTCCATATTCTACAAATGAAGCATAAACTACATTAGTGCCGACCTGACCATAATCCTGCCCGAACTGGTGAGCTATGCTGGAACGGAGGCGACCAGTATCAACTACTGTAGATTGTTTAACAAACCTCTCCAGTTTCAGTGTTATCTTCTTGATACCATTCATCAAGGGGTCAAGAACAGTATCTTTGCTGGATAAGGCTTGAATTAGCTTCTGAGCACCAATGAGCTTTACTGATAGCATTATCCCTTCCTCCTCAATGTCTGGAGTAGCTGTGATACATCAGGGTCCAACTTGGTATATAGTGTTACGCTTGTACCCAGCTCGGGAGTTCCGATTACACCTGTGGCAAACCCTGAATCCTTACGCTTGAACCACCGGCAGACCTGAATGACAGTAGCCATATTCACACGGCCAGGAACTGTGGAGCCATATCCCCATGAGCCAGCTATCTCAACACCCTTCTTGATGCCGGATGCAAAGCTGCCGTAGTCGCTATTGCTGGATATTTCAATCCACGTCTTAGGCGTGGTATTGAGCGGATAGAGGACATAATCAGTCGCAGCCAGTGTGCTCTCATAGGTACTGTCACCATCCTCATCTAT